AAGTTTTCTATCAAATACCTTACCATAGAATTCTTTAGTTTCTTCCTCATTTCCTTGTAATTTAACAAGTTTAATATTACCTTTTTCATCTATATATACAGACTTTAGATACATATTAAGTTTATCTATATCAAAGTCAGAACCAGCTTTTGTAGTGATTTCTGAAGGAACTACCACTGTTCTTCCCATGAAGGATGGTAGGAACCCTTTTACTTTGAAAACCTCAATTGAGCTAGAAGACTGTGTAGGAATACGGAAACCTACACCTGTAAGAATAGACTGTCCTTCTTTGGAATTATTTAAATAATTAAGAATTTGCTCGTCTGTCTTAAATTTCCCTTTAGAAAGTTTATCTTTAAACCATGCAGGAAGTAATACTTCACAATATCTTTTTCCATCTTCATCCTCGTAAAACTTAAGTTTAGGAGAAGTTGTACTTTTGTTAGAATTAATAGATTCCCAAAGAGTTACAGGTACTTGAACATGTGATCCTCCATTCATCTTAGGAGACACAATAGCCTTATCTACCATAGAGAAAAGAATATCCCTTATTTGGATATAATGAGTAGATGCTTCAAAAGGAATTCTAAATTCCCCTTTTTCATCTAATTCTAATACATCTTTAGCATTTTCAGACATTTCTCTTTTTAGAAGCTCTCTTTTAAGAGTTTGAGAAATAGCTGTTTTGTCCACTAATTTGAATAATCCATTCAAGTCTTCAATACCTAATTCTTCTAAAAGGTTATTATATGCATTTTTATGCATTCTATTGAGAATATCTCTATTTCTTTCATATTCCTTTTTAGCAGTTTCACTAATAGCTACACCTCTATCAAACATATCCAAGCTAGAAAGCTTGGTAAGCTGAGATCCTCTAGTTTGTTCTTTAGGACCATCATAAGAGTTTTCTACTTGTATACCATATATATTCCAAGGAATCTGTTTGGTATTATTGAATGGTTCTGTGTTAAATGAGCCATTTTCATTATATAAACTGTGAAGACCTTGAGTTCCTACTTTTTCACCACTTTCTGTTATCACATATCCCACATTTTGTCTCCACATTTTAATATAGAGTTTTTCAAGGTTAGTTCCTTGTACAGCCTTGTAATAAACAGGCATCTGTGAGAATTTATGCAATACTATCTCAATTTTATTGTTATTCTGAATGCTACCAGAAACAATAGGTTTTAACACTTCTATAGTATAATTTGGCTCTAGTGTATCAACAAGTTTTTCATCCTTTTCTTTTAATCCTTTAGTTTGATAGATGTAATTAGGAAGATTTAGTCTTGTATAAGCTAATTGCCATTGATGCCATTTTTCAGCTTCTTCACTCCATTGACCATTCTTTATTTTAACCTCTCTATAAGTACTATCCATCATCCAAGAAGCAGCATCTGCTTCATTAGTTTTACCCATTAAAGGACCATCTATCTCTACATCAGAAATAGTTACAGAGTTAGTGTAAGATTTAAAGTTATGATAACCAACTTCCTTTTCATCAATTCCTTCATTGAAGTTTTGATTCAAATAAGTGTTTAACTCATCTGTATCAAATGTTGTTCTTCTAGGAGATAAGAAAGATTTAATACGTTTTGTTTCATCTAATTGATTATTCTTTATTTTGAATTGATAAGGATCACCAAATAATATTTTGTGAAACTCTATATTATTGATAATATAGTTTGAATTAGCAAATTTCAATACATCATATAATTGGGATGTAGATAGAGAATATTTGTTAATTTTTGAATCCTTTGCAAAATTGTCATCTAGAGATGAGAACGAATACTCCTCTTCTCCTAATTGTGTGATTTCGTTGTCTTTTAATAGTAATTGTTTTGTTTCCTCCACTGTACTATCAATCCATTCTTTTATAGAATCATTAATTTCTGTTATATTTTCATCAATTACAGTAAAGATTTCTTCATCTGTAGCATCTTCTTTTAGAAGAGTATTAATCTTCTTTAATATACTAGGGGGAAGAATATCTTTGAATATTCTAAGCTCTTTTCCTTTATTTCCTATATTCTTTAAATATTCTCTATTCTCTTTAGCAAGAGATACATCATCTTTTAGATACCCTTTGAATATATCATAAATCCTTGAAAAATTACTTCCATCATCAAAAGGAATATTATTTCCCATATCCATCATCCATTCTGTGGAGCTATCTGCTGGTACAAGAATATAATATCTACCATTTAGATTTTGATTGATTTCCTGTACAAGTCTATCTCCAAGAGACATCTTATTAGTAGGAATCTCTTTATTATTATCTAAATTGATGGTTCCTTGTACATATCCCACCTTAATTTTCTCTATTCTTCTACCTTCTTCATTAAAGAAGAGTCCTCCTTTTTTAAGGATTTGGCTATTTTGTGAGAAAACATCCTGTAATTCAGGTCTATCTTTCAATAAATCATCAAGAGTATTGGCAGAATTAAATGCATTTTCAAATACAGAAGCAGCATTATTATCTGCAAAAGATTGCATTCTCTTACCATCAATTCCTATAAATGAAGGATCTTGGTTAGGATTAGTCACTTTTACCAAAAGTTCAGCTAATGTATTTAAAGGAGTATTTATTTGTAGAGTTTTCCCTGTTACAGACATTACATCTTTATTACTATTAATATATGTGTATATAGAAGAAACTGCATTTCCGAAGCTTTTTACTTCTTCAGTTTTAAGTCTTAAATATACTTCTATAGGAAATTCAACACCTATTTTAGATAGGAATTCAATTTGTTGCTTAGGAGTTTTAATTGGAACAGTAGAAGATTTAGTATATGGTTTAATATCATATACATACAATTTACCCTTACCATTTATCCACTCTTTGGTCTGATTATAAGTAAACTCATTTTCTGAAGAAACTCCCTCAGACTTTAGTATTCTTTCTTTTCCTCCAGCTTCAGAAATGGTTAGAATTCCTCTATTATTAACTAAAAATTTCTCATCTCCAAAATCAACTATTGCCGATTTTCCTATAGGAATTCCTATTTCTTTAAATTGGGCTTCACTTCTAACTGTAGATGTTTTCTTACCAGATTTTATTTTTTCAATATTCTTTTCCTGCATCTGTATAGATGCTTTTGGTAAACTTATAGATAAATCAACTTGGAAGGTTTTCGTAGATTTATTATACTTAACTATTCCCTCAGGAGATTTGGCTAATTGTCTAATATTAGCTACCCATCCATCCTTAATACTCTTAATATTAGTGAATAAATTGGCAGAAGATGTGTATACTTCTCCATCTTTTACATATTGAATGAAAGCATCAGGTTTTTGCTTAGTGAAAGTTTGATAGAAATTAATGAAAAGCCTCCAATCCTGAGGTTCAAATTTAGAGAAATCAATCTCCATTATATTCCTATTTCCCTTTAATCGAGTAAAGAGCCTTACATAATTAGCATCATATTTAGCTAAATTAAGAAGCTTATCTGTCATTTCACTCACTTTGTTAGTATTAGCTAATTTGTCCAACACTGTAGCAAAGGCTCTGCTGAAGTTAAGAAGTTTATATCCAAATACAGAAGATTGTTTCAATTCTGGGAGTTCTATATTTGAAGAACCTTCCTGATTCTGAGCAACAGCTTCTGTTAAAGTTCCTAATAATAGCTTTACAGGGTATGGAGAAGATTTCTTCCAATTAGTAGAAAAAGGTTCAGGAGCATAACTTCTATTTTCCTTATCTTCATCATTTATTGTTAGAACATTATCTTCATCAAATTCTATTTTAAAAGTACGTAGGAAATCCTTGGTTCTTTTAACCAATCCTTCAAATTCTTCATTATTAAGCTTATCTGCTTCAGAAGGATTCAATTTACCTTCTTCAGTATACATATCCTTTATTTGTCCAAATATATCATCAGATGTGATTTTCTCTGGAGAGAATAATGAAATATTGTCTTTGAATATAATCTGGAAAGCTCTAGCAGTAATATCTTGTACAAAGTCATTAGTTTGTTGTTCTGATAAATCACCAATCTTTCTATATTCAGAGAATTCATTTTTAGCTTTCTCTGGAACTACATATTCCTTGAATTTCCCTGTATCAATAGCTTTAAATAGCTCTTGTTTCTTAGAAGGTTTATTAATGAATTGTTTGAAGAATTCAATTATATTCTTGAAGAATTGTAAGATCTTTTGTCCTAGTGATTTAGTAGAAATCTTACCAACTCTATAATCAGCAAAATCATCAGCTATTCTTTCTTTAGCTTGTAAGTCTGTAGCTTCATCATAGTTGATTTTCTTACCAGAAGCTCTATCTATGAATTGCCCTTTCTTAGATTTGAATTCATCTAAAATACCTTGTTTTTCATCTTCTCTTAAAAAGGCTTTCCATACACCCTCAAATGCTTCATGGTATTCTGTTCCCTTTATAGCCCATCTATAGAACTTAGCTACACCATTTTCAAAAGCCCCCCATGCTCTTTCATTGTCATGAGTAATAAGAATGTTTTCTAATATCTCATAAGGAATACTTGGAACATTTTCCTTGTGCCATTCTTTAAATAACTGAAGTTCTTCTTCTGTTATTTTAGGAGAATTTTCTCCTATTCTTCTATATTCACTTTTTTCAGGAGAATTAGCAGATGTAAATTTTTTAGGAGTAGATAATGCTGTATTTATAGGTTTTCTACTGTATTGAGTAAATAAACCTGATCCTTGTACTAGATTTAAATAACCAGACTCTCTCATAGTCTGTATTTTTTCAATTAATCTTTTTGCAGGAGCAGTATTTGGATTATTTTTACCAATATCAGATAATGCCTTTTTTATATCCTTAGTAGGCATATTTAGATCTAGTCTTAACTCAGATACATCTCCAGTAGGATTAAAATGGCCCTCTTTATCTAACTGTAAAATAAAATCTTCTATAGATGAAGTAAGTACATCTATTTTAGCAGGAGCTTGTGGTTTGGGTTCTAGTTGTTTCTGTAAATCAAAAGAAATCCTTGTAGCAAAGAATTGTGTCACAAGCTTCTCTTTTTCAGCATTTTCATCAAATATCCCTGTTTGTCTCAAAATGGGAATAATTGTTCCATTTACCAACTCTTCATTTTCAGCCACCTTAGCTGTAGTTTCATTTGGATAGACAGTTACATATATTTGATCTTTATCACCTTTTTTAGCTGTGAAGATAACAGGACCAGCTTTAGCTGTAAATGTGTTTTGTGTCTTATTATCAATAATATAGTCCCCTAGTTTAGGAGCTTTTTCTTCTTCCTTCACCTCTATTTTAGCAGGTTGTTGTTTTACCTCTACAATAGGAAGATCTATTCCTTGTACAGTAGCGTATTTCTGTTTAAAGTTATATGGAACTGCTTCTGTTGGTTTATTTACAGCAGTGGATAAAGGAATATCATTAATACTTCTATTAGAGCCATCTGGATATTTAGTCGATAATAGGTAGGATTGATAGTTTTTCCAGGTACGAGAAGAGAATCCTTTATCTGTAGAAAAAGGTTCCAAGAAAGGTTCATCAAACTCCTTCTTCAATGTAGTATCATTTATCTGGTGATATACTTCTTGAAGTTGATTAACAATTTCTTCTTCATGGGCAGCCAGATTGGTTAAGTCATATTTCTTACCACTAAAGAAAAACTCCATATTATCAGTATCTATGAATATTTGATTACCTGAGGTATCTTTAGTTTTTCTCCAATAAAGAACATTTTGCAGGAATTTAGCTCCTAGTTTATCTAACTTAATAGATTCTCCTTTATTAGCTTGTTTTTTAACATATTCAGAAAGACTTTTCATCACTCCAAATATAGAGACAGCTTGTTGTTTATTAAACTTATTGTTGTTAATAAATTGAAGAGTATCATCATATTGTAATACAGCTACACCTTTAGGAAACTTTAAATTTTGTCCTTGATGTGTGATTGTATCTGTAGTGGCTGTTATAATAAGTCCTTTCTGTGTAGCTATTTTATCTTCAGGAATTAGATTATTTCCTATAGCGAATCTATCATTATTGTCTGTTATAATAGGAATACCTCTAGAAATAGAGAATTTATAGATTTCGTATTTGTTAGCAGGAAGAGAGAACAATTGCTCCCTTTTAGCTTTCCATCTTTTAGATTGTTCTATAGCTTCATCTTTTTCATCATTTCTATATCTCTCTTTACCATTACTCCATATAAGAGAGGGGGTGGGCATTGTAGAAAACACTACGTTATTCAAGTCTATTTTATCTCCTAGCTTTCCTGTTCTCTTACCGTTTTCATCAATAAAGTGTAGGTTTTTACCATCTTGTTCTACATAAATAGCAGCTACCAACCCATTATCTATATTAGTATATTCTGAAGGATTTACACCACTATTTTCAAAAGAAAGAGAAGTAAGACCTTCTACACCTAGAGATTTCTCCTGATTAGGAGTAATAAGAATAACTCGTATTTTCTCCTTATTTGGGAAATTTTTAACATTATTAAGAAGAGTGTTCTGTCTAATAGTTTGAGGTTTTATCACCTCTTTTTCTTGGGACTCTGAAGTTGTAGAAATAAATAGTTCACTAGCAGATTTCTTCTTATCTTCAGGTTCAATATCTTTAAACTCTCCTGGTGTAGGGGTAGTTCCTGATTTCTTTTGAAGTTCTTCTTGTTGTTTATCTAATTCTTCTTTATGTTTTTGAAGTCTTTCTTGATCTGTTAATACTTTCTCATATCCTTTTAATTGTGATAGGGGGATATTTTGAATATTTTCAGAAAGATCTTCCACTTTCACTGTACCATCAGGATTAATAGCTAGTACCTTAACAGATGTTAAATCTGTAAAATCAGAATTTAAATCTTTAGCAGCCTGTATAGCTTCTTCTTTAGTAGGGTAGAAAGTAGTGTTTCCAGCACCATCTATCACCTTCCATCTATCTTCAGCTACTTTTCTATACTTAGCCTTTTTAAGCGAAGGAATTTGATATTCTCTACCAACTTCTATTTTTTCCTTTTCTCCAGCTTTATTTTCAAATTCATCAGAAATATCCTTATTTTCCTTTACTTCTTGTATAGGAGCAATAATAGGTTTTTCTTTTAATTTCTCCTGTTGATCGAAATACTTTACAAATCCTTCTTTAGAAGATAGAGCATCAAATAGATTTCTAGTCTTTTCTTTAAGATGAGAAAGTCTATCAGCATCATGACCTAATTTCAATAAATCTATAGCTTGTTCTGGAGAAGTGATTCTATCTCTAGTGTCATCTTGTCCATTAAGTTCAAAATTCAATAATTTATCAAATAATTTACTGTCGTATTGTCCACTATTCAAAGAAAGGTTAATTCTTTCAGAAAGAGTTCTTAGACTCTTTACTTGATTTTTTAAATCTCTCTTATCCTTAGTAGGAGCAGATTCTATGATAGACTCACTGATTTGTTTAGCTCTTTCTTCATAAGATTCACTTAATCTCCTCAACCCTTCTTTACTACTAACTTCTTCTAATACACCTAATGTAACTGAAGGATTTAGTTTAAATACAGATTGTTGGATAGATTCAAGTCTATCATTAATAATAGGAGATTTAGAAGCTAAATAAGTTAACTCTACTTTATAATTATTGAATGTTTTGTAATTCTCAGACTCTTTTGATTGCTCTTCTGTTTCTGGGTTAGTAATGAGGTTGAATGGATTTTTGAAAGTTCCATCTATGCTATCATAGCTTTTCTTTATTTTATTAGATTGGTCTACAAGACTATCAATATAAGAAGCCACTGTAGACTTATTAGAAGAATTGAAATCCATTCCAAAGGTTTTTTCAAAGTCTTCTTTTGATAATCCTTTTAACATATTCAACTGTTCCAATGTAACATCATGCATTTCAGAAGGAATTCTTGACATTACAAAGTTAAAGAACATATCATCCTTTAAATTCTTATATCTAAATATATCATTTTTAGCTACTGCTTCTTTCATCTCGTTAGCAATACCTACAGAATTTAATGTATCTGTATATTGCTTTTCAAGAGTAGAAGTAAGTGCATGTTCATTAAGAATATTGATAGAGGATTGAAGTCTAACATCTTTTCCTTCACCTCTTATATTATCAATTTTTCCCATTACTCCTCCAGAAATAAGAGCGGAGATAGCTCCTACCACCATGTTTTCTATACCTTCCGTAGTACCAAATTGATCTTTAAGTCCTTTTACTGTGGAATCTATTGTTTCATTTAAACTATCCCAAGTAGCAGGATTTTTATATTTTCTTGTATAATAATCATATACTCCTTTTTCGGCAGCATATTGTCCACCTTCTTCGTATACACCTTCTGATAGGATATTAGGAACAGAAGGTCTAACTGAAGACCATACTCTATCAGCTATATTACTAGGAGCTTTTCTTTCAAAAACATCCAATGATCCTTTTTGTAACCCTATTTTACCAGCATCTTCTATTTCTTTAGTGAGAGAACCTTGAATAGCTTTTTCAGAAGAAGTGAAAGATTTAAATAAGTTACCAAATTGTACAGCATTACTAACAGTTAAAAGAGCCATATTAATACCAAATCTGGTATTCATAGCATCTTCAGCATAATTATCTATTTGTTTTTGATCCTCTCCTGTAGGATTATCTCCTCCATGTTCTAATTGATACTGCTTTACAAGAGTATCTTTTACTTGTTTATATCCATCTCTAGCTTCAATGGCTGCTTCAGTTCTAGCAGATCCATATATAGATGTTGCCCATCTAAATCCATCAGAAATATTTGTAGCTGCTGACATCTGTGCCAGTTTCTCGATATTCAGTAAGCTTTTCTCAGATTTTCCTAAAGATTTAGCTAGAGTTAATGTTTCTTCTAGTTTATTAGTACCACTAAATATCTTATTTAAATAGAGAGAAGCTTTACCAATTTGGTTAGCTACTAGTGGAATTTCTCCCAATCCCTCTGTGGCAGCTCCAACAACAGCATCTTGAGCTAACGCACTTCCTATAGCACCTGCTGTAAATCCAAGGTTTTTAATAATCTTATCTCCCCAGAAATTAGCACTTCCTGTAAATCCAGGTATAATGGATGTGAAGGGGTGTTCTTTTTCATACCTAGAATAATAGTTAGGAAGAACATCTTCTATATTCTTTAACCAATTATCAATAGATGCTTCATAACCATCAGGTTCTCCTGATAATTTAGAAACCTCACCATTCTTAATAGCTGATATTGTATTTGGAATTGTAGCAAAACCTTGAGCAAATGTACCTACAGCTGTAGCCCCCATTTTAATAGTGCCATTAGCAAGTCTATTGTACCAAGGTTGTTGAAGAGCATTAATATTCTCAAGATCTACACCTCTTTGATAGGTTGTATAGCGTTGATTTTCAAGAAGTTCTTTTTGAGGAATAGAAGAAGGGGAAATACCAAATCCTGTAGATTTAGCACTCTTGGCACTATCTGCAAGTTCTTTCAGAGACAATCCTCTTTTCAAACTACTACTAACTCCTAATGCAGGAGATATTATATTTGGGTTAAGTTGAGAAAGAGAAGGGCTACCTAAAGCAGGAGCAGGTGACTCTAAATCAGTGTTACCAATAGTATTATCTACAAGCTCATTATCGAAAATTGCCATTATTTAAAGGTTTTTATTGCTTCCTCAACTGCTTGAGGATTTATATTAGTTAGAATATTTGCTACACCAGCTTCACTTGTATAGCCTCCTTCATTAATTATACCAGCTTTCCAGCTATTAGAAGAAGGATCTTTTACATATAATATTACATCATATTTATCCGTGTCAGAGTTACCTGTATTTCTAGGACTTCCTTGTATATCTATTCTAGTAGTAGATGCATAGGGACTATCTTTTAACCCCCCTAACATATATCCACTAAAATAAGCATTTACAGCAGCAGAGGGATTATTGGCTCCATCCACTCTTATATTTGCAGAATTAGTTGTAAATCCAGGGGAATGTCTTATCATATCTACAATCCCTGATACAGGACTAGATTTACCTGCATCTGGGAAAAACTTTCTAAGTTCATCAGAACTAACAGGTATTAATTGTTTATCACCTTTCTGTCCAAATAGAACTACTTGCCCACTACCATCTTGTTTCTTTTCTATAACAGCTTGTGTACCTTTAGCATATTTTCCATTGATAATATCAGCTACAGTGGCAGGATCATAGTTACCTTTCTTTTCTGTATCTAATGCACCAAGTTCTGCAAATTGAGATTGTTTAGTAGTTAAAAGAGCATTAATTCTCTCTTTATCCACATCATTCTCAAGATTAATAGGTGCTCTTTGTACCTGATATTTAGGACTAAATTTAGATATATAATCAGATTCAAATTTACTTTGTCCTTCCCTTATATTCCCAGATACTTGTTCTGCATTAATTAAACTATTCCCAACTTCTTTATTTCCGTTCAAATAAGATTGAATTAGAGGAAAATATTTACCCCCTTCGTATTTGGAAATATGGTCTACTAAAGCTTCTCTATTTAAAACAGGACCTTGAGTACCTCCGCCAGCACCTCCAAAATACTTAATTTCATAAAACTTTTGTATCTCTTTATTTGCATTATATATGTCTTCTGGAGAGTAAGAAACTCCTCCTAAATTAATACCTTTAATTTTAGAATTAATTTCATTTTTTCCATGTTCCTGTAAGAATTCTTCAGATTTCTTCTTCGTAGAATTTATAAGATTAAGATGTGAAGTGAGATCATTTTCTAGCACTCTATAATGCTCAAGATATTCTATTTGATCACTAGTTAGGTTTTTCTTAGGATTTTCTCTATATTCAGAAACAAGTTTTCCCATTGCTTTCAATTTATCTTCTCCTGTCATGGAAGGATTAGATTCTTTAGGGAATAGAATATTAGCATATTCTGCACCAAGGGCATTAAAATTATCTATGGACGAATTAAAGTCTTTCTGTAAAGTGTTGATTGTTGGAGCTGATTCTCCTGTAGCTAATGCTCCAGAAGTAACATAATCTTGACCTCCTTTATATTTCTTAGCAAACTCTTGTTGCTTTAATCCTAATTCTTGATACTTTAACTGTTGTTCCTGAGCAAACCTAATATTACGATTGTTTTCTTCTAAGTATTTAAATTGTAGATCTTTTCTCTTCATATCAGCTTGGAAATAAGGGTTTTCCTTATAAGCTTGTTCATAACTTTGATATGCCAAATCTTTTGCTAAATTAGTAAGATATTTTTGTGTATATAATTTGTATTTGAAATCATCTATCCTTTTTCCTGAGGATAGTTGATCTAGTTGTCCCTGCATAGCTCTATCTAAAGAACCATCTTTAAGAGTTGTATTTACAACAGATAATTGAGCTTGAATAACCGATTTCTCTGTACTAGAAAGATTAGGGTTTTTAAGAGATACAGAAAGATTTACCATCTTATCTGAAAGAGTCTTTTTAGTATCATTATATCCATTAATAATATCTCTTTTAAATAACTCTGGACCAGCATTTCTATAATGATACCATGAATCTATTCCTAGTTGTCTTTGATCATTTTCATTAAGGCTGTCATAGAAATTAGCTAATATTTTCTCAGCGGGTTTACCTTTTGTTTTAATAGACAACATAGCACCATCTATTTGCTTTTCCCCCTTAGTAGGATTTAAAGAAGAATTTCCACTATTATCAAAATATAGAACATTCCCTTGATCATCTCTTATAAATGGAACTTCTATAGATTTATCAATTTCATGTACTTTGTCAGCAACTTCTCTTAACTTCTTGTCAATATCTGTATATTCTACATATTCTCCATTAAATGAGGTTTCAGGGTTTTTATCATTAATCCATTCTCCTACTTGTTTATTAAAGAAAGCTTCATTTTGCACAGAAGATTTTCCTGAACGTTTAGCTGATTCTAGATTAGCTTGTTGATTCTTTACTCTTTGTGTAGAAATTACAGCATTCTGTATAATAGGATCTTTAACTATTTGATTAGCCATTCCCCCTACAGAATTGACTAGTTGGAAATTAGAGAAATCTCCTGCTGCCACTTTCTTTAAATTACTACCTAATTCATTGAGTTTAGATTGTAAATATTCCTTATGAATGGGCTTAATTACATCCATTCCAGCAATATTGTCAATTTGTGATTGAATTTTCTGTACCCCTTGATCGTACTGTTGCTGTTTTATTCTACCAACTTCCACCATTGCCTCAACAGGTAATTGTTGCCTATAAGGAGTATAAGAGGTTAGTTGTGGGTTAATGTCTGTAAAGCTTGCCATTTATAAAAGAATTAACAAATTTAATGTAAGTGATTATATTTACCAAATATTCTAATTAAAATTAGTAATTTGGTATAATTGTTTAAGTTAGAAAGATTTGAGAGCTTTCACAATAGTTCCATTTAAAGCCTTCTTTTTAGCATCTTTCACCTTATATCCAGTGGTATTTCCGTCTTTGTCATATATGGGAAGAAGCTCATTTCCTTTATTATCTTGAGGGATGTAATTTGAATTACCTTGTCCTGGGATATTAAATTGAGCAGGAGCATTTAAATTATATGCTCTTCCTTGATTATCATATCTGTAATTGTAAAGATTCTCATATACACCTAATGTTCTATTTTCAAGCTTATTTTGTTGTATTTTATCTGCAATTGAGCTAAGAGCGGATTGAGCAATAGCTTTAGTATTAGATTTAGCTGTAGCCTGTCTAACATATTGTTGATCCAAAATAGCAAGATTCTTTAATTGAGCATCATTTAGAATATCTCTATTTTTAGAGTAAACTTGTGCTTTTTCAGCTTGATTAGCCCTAAATTGATTACCTAATACACCAGAATTGGCAGCATATTTCTGTGCTGCTAAAGAAGCCTGAGCTGCTGGACTATAACCTGTTTGTCTCTGAATAGCATTAAAATCAGATTGATTAGCATTCAATTGATCTTGAAGAGATATATCATAAGGTTGATCTAACTGAGGGTGGTATAACTGTGCTTGTACAGGATCTAATTGATTTGAAGAAATAGCAAACATTTCACCTGCTAATTGATTAGGATCTAGCCCAATTTGATTAGTAGATCTAAAATAAGGCCATAGTTGACCAATTGTATTTAGTACATTAGGATTGTATCCTTTCCCTCTGGACACAAATGACTCCTCAGGAGGGAATGATTGAATATTTGGGCCACCTGATATTCCTGGTATAGGAGCTAATTGTGGGCCTGGAATATCTAAATTTGGTTCATTTCTTATGCCAACATATTCTCTATCTGAAGATTGTGTAGGTTTACCTATCTCCAATCTTATTGGTTTTCCTTTATAATTAGCTACTCCTCCTGGGTTTTTCTTATATTCCTTACCGAACCACTTATTGAAATCTTCACTACCTGAAGAAGAATTGACTTCTTTAGTGCTAGGGGTATCCTTAAATAATACTTTCTTAGAAGCATTGAGAGGTTTGTACCCTTTAGATATTAAACTGTCTACGTCTTCTGGACTGAAGAAATTTTTAATCTTTCCATACAAGTCTAAATCAGCACCTGCTTGAGCATAGTTTCCTCCCATTTTAGCTTTCTTTATCTTTCCTTTAGAAAGAGCTTCTGAATCGATATTATGTTCTTTAGCTGATTCTAGAATAGCATTTTGTACTATAGATGCTGTTTGTTTCTTTTGAGCAATATCTTTAAGTTTCATATTTCCTCCTTCTATAAGAGCTTTTCCTGAGTTCATTTTAAGCAAATCAAAAGCATTATTATCATCTGTACTATTTACTAATTTTGTTCCTTTGCTAACAATTTTATTTTGCTTAGCTTCTAGTTCACTTAAATCTGAAATATAGTTTTTGAACTTCTTGTTTTTAGCATTCTTATCTCCAATTTCCTTAACTCCATAAGGAGGAATTGTCATATTTCCAAATACAACAAGGTTATCTTGACCTGTTCCCCCATCTTGTAGTTTTACAGCAGGTTCTCCTCTCTCTACTTCTACAGGATTATTACCATAAGTTACACCTATTCCAGAGTTTCCTTTTCCATCTGATTCAGCATGAGATTGTCCTTTGAACATAACAGTTTCTCCTTGATCTGGAAGATAAGGATTATGTGACATTGTTTCAGCTTTTCCTCCCCAATGAGTTTTTAATTCTCCACCTAGAGCATAAGTTTCTAATGCTTCCCTACTAGGAGCAATATAATTTAAATCACTAATATGACCACCTGCTCTAAGAGTATTCATCATAGGATCAGGCTTTAATAGGTCTTTTACAGAATATTCTCCAAATTTAGTGATTACTTGAGGTTGCCAATTATGACTAACCCATCCCCCTTCTTCCATAAAAGAAGAATTCTGAGTTTGTACATTCTGTACTCCTTCTTGTAAAGCGGCTCTTTGTAAATTAGCTTGTCCTTGTTGATTATATTTCTTTATCTTCTTAGCTTTAGTATCAAGAAGTTCTCCAGCAAAAGATCCTATACCTTTCCCTATAATTCCTCCAATTCCGGGGAGTAATAAATTACCCGCTGTTTCTCCTATAGTTCCTCCTATTTGTCCACCAGCATTAGGATAACCACCAGTTCCTTGTATAAATGAACCTAATGAACTACCTATATTACCAGCTTGATAAGCCATTAAATCACCCCCTACTTGAAATTGCTTTACTTTATTACTATCATCCAATGGCTCATACCCCATATCTGTATATATTGTATTAGGAGCATATGTATTTTGTATCTCTCCTCCATTAGCTAAATAATTAGTACCAACTCCTTGTGAAGGAAACATTTGGTTTGGTTGGATAGCTATATCCTCAGGTCTGGTATATTTACGTTTAACTTTCTCAGGTCTTGTACTGGCAGCATTAGCTACGACATTACTTAATTCTGCGAATTGATGAGCTTGTTGTTCTTGTTTTTTCTCCTGTCCTAACATTTTGAAACCTGAAATTAAACCTCCAGCTATATTCAATCCTCCTTGTAATCCTCCTATTTTGTCACCTATTCCTCCAAGAAAAGATTGACTACCTTGTGATTGTCCACTTAAATCTAATTGAGGAGGAGCATAATTTCCATAACCTTGAAGCTTAGGAGATTGTCCTAGATTTAAAGATTGATAACCTCCCCCCTGCGAAGGAGAGTTAAAAGGTTGTGTATTATATTGATCAAGATTTAAACCATCTTGAGCATGATGAAAACCATGATGTTTTTTAAAAGTTTTAGCAAGAGCCCTTCTTTTTGGAGTACATGTAGATTTTGTCATAGGAGTACAATATCCTTTATGTTTTGGATTTATTGCTTTTTGTATCCATTTACCATCTTTAGCTTTCTCCATATTATAATTTGTAAAATTGGTTAATTCATCAAGATTAGTTAATTGTCCTTGATTTTGTACATCTCCTCCAGATGCCATTATAGGGTATTCTGTTACAGAACTACCATTGTATGCATATTCTCCTCCTGGTTGCATTAATTGCTGATGACCAGTATCACTTATTCCTAATACAGGATAATTTACACCCTGCATTGTTATTCTATTTGAATCTATTTTAGTCACCTTTCCTGGGTGATTATATTGTCCTTTATTATCGTTAATAGGCTTTTCTTGTTGGAAATAATCCAACATTCCATTATTTACCTTTTGATAATCATGAGGATATTTTTCTAATAATAAACTTCTTACACTATCTCTTTTTGCATTTCTAGCTTTTAAAGCTTTCGTATCAAATAAATTACCCCCAGATTGTAATTCCATTCCATCCATATGTCTGGTCTTTTTTATACCAGAAAAGGACTCTGAAATACTTGTATTTGGCGTTGCAAATTTTCTATTATATAAAATATTAGGATCTTCCTGTCCTGGTCCAGTAGTTATATAACCAATATCATTAGGTTGAGAACCTTTAGGTATAGGAGTTCCGTATAATTTCTTTTGTGCATCAAAAGGCATTCTATACATAGTTCCCCTAGAAAGAGTATCAGAAGAGGTTAATCCTTGTTTTTTCCAACTTTCTACAGGAAATAAATTAGTTCCCATTTGAGCAGAAGCTTTTGTTTTCTTAGCATACTTTCCATTAGAAGGTGCTCCTTGTCTAGCATACATAAATCCTGTAGCTCCTGGAAGACTTCCTCCTATTTGCATTGTTCCTCCCCATGCTCCATTATATGCTCTTCCTCCTTTATCATATCCCTGTCCTACAAAATTAGGAGGCAAGGATACATTACTATCATTATAATTAGGAAGACTCATTCCTATATGAGCATTTGATAAATATCCAAAATATTTACGTTGTTTATCTGTAAGAGGTTTTCCATGAGGAGGATTATGTAGCATTTCTCTTGCTTTTTCTGGAGATATTTTATTTTTCTTTGCCATATTATAAATAGCTTATTTGTGATGGAGATATTAAGAATTGACTAACTAAATGTATATCTGATCTTGAGTCTAATACATGTCTGACTTTCAAGTCCTTGGCTCTTATTGTATCTTTTTTAAATGACCTCGTACTGTAGTCCATATTATCCTGATTTACTTCTTTATCAATAGATAGAGAACTACAAGAAGTTATAAATAAAGGAGTTGTTTTATCTTTAACTAAAGACCAGAAAGTGTTATATTGATAGAAATTGTCCCTTTTTGAGAATAATATAGTTTTACTATCAATATTGTATTTAGGATAGGAAACGTATTTAAATAAATTATTAACAGGTTTAGGTACTAAATTTAATATTCCTGAAGACTGTTGATCATTATAAAGAATTGCCTTGTTAAAATAATCATTGTCTGTTTCTATCCTTCTGTTAGAGTTAAATATTCCATCATCTGTAGGGAGATATTTATACACCTTTGTATAATCTTTTATATTTTGTACAATTTCGTCATAATATTGATAAGCAAAAGGATACTCTATTATATAAGGAGATATACATCCATAAAAACTATTATATACAGTGGGGTTTGTAAGATGTCTCCATAAAGATCCAGTATTCTTAAGTTGAGGAGTAATACTAGCTATCTCAACTGCATTCAGTTGACCAATAGGTATAGTTACAGACTTATTACAACAGTTTATACCATTATAATCTATAACTATACTTAGAACAGAATCATTTATAGTAAATGATAATCCTGATATTAAAGATTGTAAAGATACATCTGATGCCAATATGTCTCCTCTATCATCTTTTATAGTAAAGTTTAATAATTTACTTCCAAACTTCTTTATCTTTATAGTTATAACTTTAGACATAATTACCCACCGTTAATATTTATTGATCCAGATATTGAAAAATGATGTGCTGCCACAGTTGGAATGGTTATTGTTATAACAAGATTAAATCCTCCAGCCCCTGCTACCGTTGCAGGGTATACAATTGATGTAGTAGTATCAAGAAACTGAGCACTATTGCTTCCAACTGTTAAAGGTACTCCTGACATATTTCCATCAAAATGGAAACTAAAGTTTGTAATTCCTGATGCTTGTGATGAACTAGAGGAAGTAACGGTTACAGGAGTTGGTGATATTCCTGGAATAGTTGAAGCTGATAAATTAACATGATTGGTTGAGCCTAAGTTTATAGTAAATGCATTTCCTCCACTTGTTCCAATTGTAAAAGATCCTGTAAACGTATTGTCAGAAGAAGTAGTAGTAGTAGAACTTGTTGGTGGAGATGTAGTAGTAGTGGAAGTAGTTGAGGTAGTGGTAGAAGTTGTAGATGTTGTGCTTGTACTAGTTGATGTTGTGCTTGTAGTAGAAGTTGTGCTTGTAGTCGTAGTAGTAGGAAGAGGCATTTCTTCAAATGCTATGATTTCCAAGTCACATCCATCGTTTATTCCAGAATAGAAGAAATTATTTTCTGCTATATAATAATTAGGAATATAACTATGAAAACTTATCCAACTTTGTGTATTAATATTATAAGATAGTGTCCAAGATTTATTACAAAAATAGTTACTATCTGTTAAGTCAATTAGTTGAATTGTAGTTAAAGGATTTCCTTCGGATTGAGGATAAGTATGAATTATATAAAATTCTTTAGTATCAGAATTATATTTAATATCCTTACTTAATGGAATATAATCCAATTTAGATATAATAATTCTATCAAATTTACTATCATATACTCCATGTAACCCTGTCCCTGCAAAATTATTATCAATATCTACAGTTGGAAAATATCTAAGAATTTCAAAGGCTAAGTGATCTGTGAAGAATCTATTTAATCCACTCCCAAATTGGGAAAGATCTTTAACAGAATTTCCTGATATGAGAAAGACTTGTCCTCTTTTTGCATCCACTGTTATTTGTCCTTGAGGTATTTTTAATAGGAATTTATGTTGACTTCCTACAAATCCCAAATCTGTTTCAGCAAAATCAATAGGAGGACTACTTCTAAATAATGTATCATTTCCTAACCATGCAGCTTTAGGATTGGAAGTATCTACTGTCAACAATGTATTATATAATAAACTCTTATTTTCAAATCTAGCTAATATTGCTTTATTTTCAATTCCATCTAAAGAGGTGAGTTTTCCATAATTTTGAGGGAAATCAAAATAAGAAATTGGTTTGTATATTAACCAACTATTTATCTTATTATCTGTAAAACTCTGTTGCGCTTCAGAATATATAGTTCTGAAAGGAAAATGAGTGAAACACAATTGTTCCTCCCAATTAATAGGGAGGTGGGAGAAGAAATTTTCTTTATTTTGTTTGGAATATCCTACATTATAATAGTATGTATTATCTTGAGCGATAGGAACAAATGATTCTTGTACCCAATCATCAGGAATAGATTTAGTTACATGAGGATAAAAATCCCCTTCTCTATTATTAAACGCTTGTCTCAAATCTACATTTATAGAAGATTCGCAATAAAATGTAGGAATTCCATATGCAAACATATACATTTTTCCATCATAATATGTTCTAGATGGATTTATTATAGGAGGAGTTGCTGTTGGATCAGGAGCAGGTAACTGATTATTAGGACAATCTAAATAATGAGCCTTAACTGAAATAAGATTTTTACCATAAGCTGTTCCTAATCCACCTGTATTATAATCATACAATACAGACCTTGCAGAATGCCAATATTGAGGATAGGCGACATTACCTATTTCATCATAAAATACATCACTATCATCAGGAGCACCCACTCTATTATCTATAAAAAAGGGAAGTTTGGTTTTGAAAGAGAACTTACTTATAAATGTATCTCCTCCAAAAATAGTAACTGTTGATAAATTATCACCTAAGAATGATTGGAAGCCTGTATCAATGGTTTCATAGGAATACATTTGACCCCATTGATTTAAAATAACATCTTTAATAGACCCATAATAAGAAACTACACTAATATCAAATTGATTCTGAGGAATAGAGCAGTCTTTTTGTGAATTAACAAATCTGGATTTATCTGTTATAGCACTGATGTTTCCAGGTAATATTAATGAAGGAGTTTGACTATCAAATGGTAATGGGGACTTTATCTCATTCGTCTTTAAATAAATAGAAGACTCCCTTTGATAGTTATTTACAACTATATTATTATTTTCATTTACACTTTGAACAGCAGGAATCAAATATTGTACTATATCTAATTCTCTTTGTTTTATACCCAATCCATTATCTACATTTGCCCAATAATTGTAACTTGCTATAGAATTATAACTCCATCCATAGTTCTTTCTAGTAATTCCATTTATGTATATAGTAAGATATGCTTGATATGCGGTAAACATTGCTGTAGCATTGAAGGGTGCTGTTATACTAGCAATATTATAAGATGAGGATAAAGCATCCTCTTGTGCTTCTTTACTTAAAAGTTTATATAAAGCATTTTTCTTAACTTCTACAAAATGTGCTTTTCCTGCTCCAAATACAACATTTTCTAATTTAAGAATCGTTCCTAAAAATGGTTGTCCGAAAGATGTTTCCGGTGAATTGAATACATATCTATATTTACTATCGTCTGTATTAAAAGCCGATAGATTATTAGGGTAACATAGAGGATTTTTGAATGTATTTATCTGTGCATAAGTTCCACTATAGGGGAAAGGTACAGTAGGATGAGTACCTACTTTAACATTTATTGTTTGAGGATTATTCTTATAAACTACTATAGATTGTCCTATATCATTAATATCTGTATATGCAAATACAGTTGCATTATTATTTGCGTTTAATTGATAAGTATCATAATTTAACTGAGCAATAACTCCTGTAATAGTGGCGGTTATCATAACAGGAACCGTTAAAGAGCATATTTGTACCACTTCTCCTGCTGCCACAGTATTAACAGAAACTACATTTGTGAAACAGTTTGTATATTGATATGTTCCACTTGTTGCCACTGTAAATGAATATGTATTACATATTGAATTTAAAGCATTTGGTTTTTCAAGAAGAAAAGGATCGGTATTTAAATCATTATAAGGATAATTAGCAAAATAATAATCATTTCCTTCTCTAGTGTATTTTCCAACATTTCTTAGTATTCCTTTAGCAACAATTGACTTATTTGTACTTCTATCTCCTCTTAATATCTTAAAGCCTACAATTGCTGATTTTTGATCAGTAGTCAAATTAGAAGAAGCAATTAATTGAGATATTTGATCAGCATCTAATCTAACCCCCATAGGAAATATAGCCCTATTCTCCATAATAGGGACTATTGGATTCCCTGGAGTATACGAAGATGTTTCAAATATTGGACTTATCGAAACATCTGGAAATTTATGATGTCTTATAGGTTGACCTGCTAAATCTCCCCATACATCAGTATTGCATGGATATGTCTCTGTAGATTCCCAATATGAGAAATTTCCATATTGATATGGTCCCTTATATGAAGGATCTGTAGTATATGAAGGACTTGTAGCTATTACATTTCCAGTATTATATATCTTCCAAGTAGGGAGGTTTCCTGTAATTGGGTCTGGAACTCCTATAAAATCATCATTTGTAGGAAAAATATCTTGTAAATCCTGAGGAAGAGCAATTCTCCCAGGTATATGAAAACTGTCGGTTTGCTTACCGTTAGTCAATAAAAAACATCCTTCAAAAGGATACACTTCATCTCTTAGATATCCTCTTAAATTAGTGGCATTCAACTCATCAGAATAATCTTCCGTAGATGGTATTCTATATGTTTCCCAATATAGTTTAACTTTACTCCATATTTGTTGATAATTAATTCTATCTATAGAAGTAAGTTGATCCCATACTAATATATCTTGGACAGTTGTTACATCTTGAGCAATATCATAATATGGAAATTTCTCAAATATATCATCTATTGTGAGTTTTATTTGAGTTTGATTTTGTCCACTATAAATTATTTGTTTAGTTTTATTGTCTATAAAATAAGTACCTATAAGTTCAACGGAAGTAATGTTATTGATTGTCTTAATTACAGATACATTATAATATTGAAAGTATCCTGTTACATCAATATTATCAATATTTAATACTATTGATTTATTTACATTGTAATTAAAGTTTAATGTATCTATTTGTGTGTTAGCAAGAGGAGTGGGATTAGTAACACTATAATAGGAAGTGTATTGGTCTCCTGCTACATCAGTATAGGCTATTGCAAATTGATATGTACCAGCTATATTATCTCCTCCATTAATTACATCTACAACATTTAGTTCAGGAATACTGAAATTTGGTTGAATTTTTAGTTTATTACAATCAATATCTGTGAATGTATGTACATCACAAATAGTATCGCCTATAGTTGTTCTATAAGGAATTTTATTTAAATCTAAAAATCTTCTTGGATTGAATCCATCTGTCCAATAAATTTCAGTGGTACAATTTGTTATTTTATGTACAACCTTTTGAATGGGATGATGAATATTAAAATTTAGACATGGAGCGTTAATATATACTCTATATACGCAATCATTGTTATCCATATAACCGATCTGACTATCTCCTGTATTAGGATTTACTAGAAAATAAATATGCTTGTTTTGCTCTTGAATAAAATGATTTCCTATATTTTTGAAATTTTCAGGAAATTGTAAACATAGTTCATTTCCTTGTTCATTTTGATAAGAGACTCCATTAGCATCAAAATTTTCAACTGCTCCATTTAAAGCATAAGTAGTTTGTCCTTTAGGTATTTGGTTTACCGAAAGGTCCATATTCATCCCTGCTCTTAAAGCAGTACTTTCTTGTCTTATATTTGATTCTTGTTGATCAGCCATTATACAGTACCATTTCTTCTCCACCTACCTCCATACACTCTTGTAGGAAGTTCGTATTTACGAAAACTATTTAGTTGTCCCTTAATAGCAGTTATTTTTTCATTAGCAGTTTGCTTTTGAATCTCTGTTTTAGCTATAATATATGCTTCATCATATAGAGATTTATAATATCCTAATTTTTGCTGAAGCTGATTGAATGTTTCATCATTAACTTGATTAGTAAGGGTTTCTATTACTTTATACTTCAAGAAAGCTTCTATATATTCTATAATTCTGTAATTAGAAGGAATCATCTGATTACCCTCATTATCATAATCTGTGGAATAGAATATTAGATAGACGTGTCCATTTCTGAAATTGGTAACAAACTTATTATCCCTAATATCAAAACTATCAGGAGCACTTGCTCCAAAATTAGCACAATCTAAAGAACAATGTTTATGACTAGATATGTTTCCTGGTCTTAGGAGATATTGTTTATGAAATGTCTGGTTTACTTGATTATTTGTCTTATATACAGCTTGTATAAATTCAGGAAGACACTGAGTTCCATCACATCCTTCTGTATTACAATTTATATTTGTACAAGCTTTTCCTCCAGATATGACAGGAGATACTTGAATGGTATTTAAAGAAGCTGCCTGAGAATAGAAAGAATTAGCCGTTTGTACAGGAAATCCGTTCACTGCTGTACATAACCAAGCTTCCCTAACTGCATAGAAGTTATCTGGAAGTCTTGCCTCAAAATTGCATATTTCTAATATTTCTGGAACAATAGCATAAGAACTTCTACCAAGTTTATCCAATGCTTTGTTTAAATAAGTTGGCCATAGTAAATTATCAACCGCTCCAGTATCCATATAACTCTTAAATTCTTCAGTAACTAATGCGTACACGCTTTCTGGAGAAACAAAATTGTATTTGTAGTAGTAACTCATTTTATTTTTTATTATATTTTATAGGAGTATAAATAGCTTCTTCTGGACTCATTCCTCTATCTATTCTACTTTTCAATGTCTGTTGATGTATATTGAACTTCTTAGCTAAATCTACAAGAATCCATTTTTCTTTATTGAAAGAAAGAAATATAGTATTTCTTTTGTTTCTATCTTGTTCTTTTCTAGTAGCCCACTTACAATTTTCTAGATAATAATCTCCATTTACATCAATTCTCTCTAAAGAATAGGATTTATCTGGTTTCTTTCCCATGTCTTTGTAGAAATTTTTAAAATTATTCCACCTTTCACATGTTTTTATACCTCTACCTCCATAATTATAATAGAATATATTATTAGGATTCTGACATCTAGATTTCATGGATTCCCAAGATGAATATTCTGAAGAATTACTCATATTATGTCGAGTGATTCTTTTTAGCAACCCGTCTCTTCTAGTGCATCCACAAGATTTAGTTCTGCCGTTTTTTAATCCTGATATTCTAGTTATGAATTTTCTACCACAAAAACACTCTATTACAGCCATTCTATATTTTTGAAATCCTGTAACTTCTTTTTCATGAAAGTCTTCATTTATAAAAGTTAAATTTCCAAACTTATATCCTTTTTCGTATTTTGTCATGTTATTTAGTGCCCCATTGTTGATAAAGGTGTTGATATTTAGGATCTATTTTTATATAATGAGAGAGTAGTCTAGAAGTTACTCTTGAAGGTTTAAACCACCACAAATCTACAAATTTTAACCTTGTAGATTTCTTAAACCACTTCCACCCAAAGAAATATCCCTCCGTATGGAAGTTGAAGTTATATATATACTTACCTTTTTCTTTGGTTTTCTTCCAATCCACCGGAAGATTAATTCTTTCTTTCCCATCAGGACCAAGTTTCATTTTCTTCCTTTTCTTCTTAGTTATTGTAAATTCTCCAAATCCTGAAGGTATTCTGGCTTTTTCACCAGTTTCTAATATATAAGTTTTGAAGGATTCATTGAAATCATATATAATTCTTCTCCATTGATCATAACTAACTTTAATTGTAGGATATTTCTTACAAAAGCTTGTATAATTCTCTCTACTACCGCTTGACCAATCGACCTTCACTCTCATAATTAACTAGTTGGAGGAGTGTTGGGAGCCTGACCATCTACACCTTCTTGAGTTTGATCACTCTTGAGTCTGTAATATGTATTAAGAAGTTTTTGTGATGTTAGTTCTAATACTTGTTTCTGCAAGTATCCCGGACAAGGAAATTCCCTATCTAAGGGATTTTTACATATTTCATCTAATGAATATTCCTTACCACAATCACAATCAGGAAACATTATTTCATTAGGAACATCTTCTTCAAAGAATGCTGCCATTCTAATAGATTGCAATAATGGATTATTTGTATAAAGATAATCATCTACTATCCAATAATACACTTGATTTTTAACTATCTTTAATTTAAGAAGATTCAAGTAACGATTTATAGTAATCTCTTTTATTCTCTTTCCTTTACCTCCCATCGCATTAATACTCCACACTCCCTGTATAAGATATTGATAGTTTCCCTCTCCTATTCTTGGGAGTTTGTGTACACTTCTACTAACAGTGCAAGGATCAACATAATCACAGCATTCAGAAATGGGAACTTCTTTCATTTGAAAACAAGGAAGGCTTTCGAAAATAGTATCTGTAGCCCATAGTTTTCTAAGATTAGTTTCTCTCTTTACTAGGAGAATAGTATTATTTCTAATCTCTGACAGTATAGCACGATCAGTTATTGTATTGTCAATTGACAATAATTTATGTGTACTTCTTACATCTGAAACTAATTTTCTTCCTGTCATAATATTTTATACTCTAGATTCGAACTCTGCTATTTTACCGTATATTGGGTGATATACCAAAGCTAATGCTGCATGTACTTTATTTTCGAAATTGTTATCCCTATGCCACCTATCAGTTTTTGATAAAGAAGGCATTTGTTGAATTCTAACTCCTTGTATTTCTTTAGCTAGATAATGATGTTTATCTCCTGTATGGATTTCTCTATATTTAGAATTACCAAAATCACTAGCTTCTTTTCCAGTTTTGAATACTAAAGGAAGATTTTCTAACTTGACTGAATTACCATGATGGTAACCTATGAAAGTGTTTCCTAATACTACATGTTTTGTAACCGAATGATGTCTCTGGAATTTCACTTTCTTATATCCTTTAAAAAATACTTCTAAAGCATGAGCTACATAAAATCCCTTAGTTCTATCATGATTTCCTTGCACAAGAATTACTTCTATTTCACTAACTTGTGTAATTAGATAATTAATAGTATTTGCTAATATATCAAACCCTTTCTCATATTCTTCATCATACCAAGCAGTTACATCTTGAGGAGTACCATTTGTAGTGGTATTTTGAATATTGTCCGTATGAAAGAAATCATTACTTATAGGGAACACCAGTTTGTTAATATTGTAATTTTTGCTGATTTTAGTGACTAAATCATTAACTACTTTGTAATAATCAAATTCTTTTGATTCCAAACTATCTCCTTCAAATGTTTTCTTAGCTAAGTGAAAATCTGCTATATTTAGCTCTACATCTACTTTTTCCTTATTTTCGTCCTTCCAGGTAATGGGTTGTTTAAAGGTGGAATGTACATCAATAGGGTCCCAATTCTTTAGGAATTTGGAAAAATCCTCTAACGTATAATCTTGTGGTTTTTTAAGAGTCGCAAATATAGAAGATGTGAATTTACCATTAGATTTAAGCTTTGACCAATATGAGCTTATTTTATACCTTTCTTTATCTACTTTATGGAGTTTGTATAGGTCTTCTACACTTTTAGGCTCAAAATCAATCTCTATTGAGCTTTCTAATGTACCTTTGTCTTCATTTACCTTTTTAGTTGATTCCTCTACTTCTACTTCCTTTTTCCTTAGTTCTTTTAACAATTCATCTACTTCTGATTCTGTAATCCCCAATTTTGAGGCATAGTAAGCTTTTGACTTCTTTTGTGTCAGTAACTGCTGAAGTTCTGACAATAATCCTTGATTTTCAATCATTTTGTGATATTTTGGTTAAAACAGCAGTAAAGATAGTGATAAAGTATTGGAAATACAAAATTTATTTAACTAATTTAATTATAACAATTAACTAAAAATGTTAGAAATAAAAAACCCCTTTTGATATTTCTACCAAAAGGGGACTCCATCGAAACCAATAACAATGGAGTTTTTGAATAACTTATGTTAATGTTACCTTTTTCCAAGCTCCATTATATATATAAAAATTGTTGTTTGTTTTATCATAATACATTGGAACAACATTAGATAATGCTGCTGGTGTCCCTGAAGGAGGACCTAACGCTGCTGGTATAAATATAAAGCCATTATTCATGGATGTAGTTCCTGCTCCAGGGGAAATGTTTAAATTAGGATCTACACTCAAAGCTGTTATATTATTAATTTGTAATGCTACTATACCAGGAGTACCACTTCCTGAACCTGCTCCAGAAGTTATAAAAGTATTTCCCCCATTAGCATTTCCAGTTCCTGCTGTACCTCCTGTAACTATAACATCTCCTCCAGGAACTCCAGATATACTACTTACTCCTCCTGTAAGAACAGCTCTTCCTGCTGCAATTGCAGTACCTGTAGCATTGTTACCTTTAAAATTGTTGTCTAATGGGGAACCTGAGCTTACATTTACTCCTCCTATATTAGTCTGAATTACCCCAGAAAAACTAGCTGAACCATTTGTTGCAAAATTTAATGTTCCTGTACCCTTTGCAAATATATTTATTCCTATATTACTTCCACTTCCAACTGCTAGTAATGTTCTAGTTACTCCTCCAAGAGAACTTCCTCCTAAATTTATATCTCCTGTAGATAATGCTCTAAATGATTCTGTGACAGCAGCTCCTCCATTCATCAAACTAATAATGAAATCAAAACTTTCAGTACCAATACCACTATTACTACATGATACTCCTACTTGTCCTCCAATTTTTTCATGTCCTGAGGCGGCTGTGCTTCCATATTCTATAGAAACCCCTGTTCCAATGCCACCATTGGAGCTATAATGAGAAACCCTTAAGGGTGTATCCATCGAACTACTATTATTACTTATTTGAAAATCAGCATGTCTTGCTGAAAATCCTTGATTAATAAATGGTATTCCCCCTAATATCTTATTAATATTTAATGCTCCGTTTGCTATATCCCATACAAGATTAGCATCTTCGCCATATACACCAGCATTATTAAACGGTATTCTACCACTTGTTCCTGATGAAATAGTGGTTGATCCGACAACTATACCTGAAGCTCCTCCACTTGATGCTATCGTGAAATTAGGATATGTTCCTGTAATAGTTATATTTGCTCCCTGAGTTAATGTAACTGTTTGATCAGGAGCAGAATTAGTAATTACTCCTGTCGAATTATTATAAGATATTCCTGAACCTGATGAAAAACTATTAAGAGTTATTGTATTCCAAGTTCTATCTGCTGATAAATCTTGAGTTAGTCCATTAATAGTAATTGTTCTTGTTAAAGGAACCCCTCCTCCTATTCCTACAATAGCACTATCTATCTTAGCTAAAGCTAAAGTTAAATTATCATTAGTGTTTATTAATGAGTTAGGAAGATTGTCTCCTGTATATATAACATTTGTACTATTTACTGTAAAAGGGACACACCCACAAGGAAACCATGTGAATACAGGAGGATTACATCCATTATTATTGGATGTGTTTTCCCAACAGTTCATTCCTGGTATACAATTGCTCATTATTTAATTTTTTATGGAATGTACATGACATACAAGCAAGCTAAAGAAGGTTGTTTATTATCGTGTGCTAGTCCTCCTCCAACAGCGTTTGCTTGTGTGATTCCTGTTAATTTAGTATCTGTAGGGGATAACGTAGCTGCTGCTGTACCTGTCATTAATTGGTAATCACCATTTAAATTATTCAAAAATGCCTTAGCCATAGGTAAAGCTGATGTAACTGGAACTATAGATGGGTTCTGATAATCATCAACTGTAAAATGAAAATGACCAGGATCTGTAATAGGGTGAGTATGAGATGGTATTTGTGTAGTATCTAAAACTACACTATTAGTACCGTATATAGTATCCCCCACTGAATAATTAGGATTAAATGTAGAAGAGGCAGGATTAACAGCTGCATCTAAGGCTCCTCCAGGAACACCTGCTATTGCTCCTACAGGGATTCTCCCTCTTTTATCAGGTGTTCCGTTATTGCCATTACACAAATATATATTTTCATATAGTCCTATACCAGCACCCGAAAGATCGAAATTACCAAGCGATCCATAATATTCAACCGCTGTATAAGGAATCATCCTATTAGAATAGTTATTAGAAGGAGCAATACTTGCTAAATAAGCTGCAATTAATGCATTTAAGTCTGCTAAGGCTACATAATTAGTAGAAATATTTAAAGCTAAAGCTGCTAAATCTGTACTAACAGAACAAAGTTTAACAATAACAGCTTGTAAAACTGCATGAGTACCATCTCCAGCGCTCACACCAGTAACACAATCCAGTGTATAATTTGCCTCAATTACATCTATTCTATCTTTCTGTGTAGTTATCTGAGTTTGCAAACTACATGTTGCTTGAATTAATGCTTTAAATAAGTCTACTTCTGTTATATCTTCACAAGTAGGAAGGAAAGATTGAACTAATGTACATATGATTTCAGAAGGAATTGTAGGCTTAATACCTGTTCCATCTAAAGTAGAAACTAAAAAAGTTACTATAGCTTGTTCTACATAAGACAAACTATCTCCATTTTTTATTCCCAATATAGGAACATCTATGCCTGTATATCTAACACATTGATCCGAAGTCACTTGAGTACATCCGTTATAGCAATTACTGCACATATTGATTTTTTATTTATGAATTAATAGTTTTACTTTGGAAGCTATTTGCTCCACTGTATACTTACAGGCATAGTTTTCATTAACCATCTTATAAGTTAATATTCTTTTATAATTTAGCAGATCAAAGAAAACATTTCCTGGTACAGGGAAGTTTAGCATGAATACTATATTATTATATTCGTTTTTTGCTAATTCTGTTAATTTACAATCAATATCACTCAACAATACAGGTATCGTAGTACAGTTAACACAATTATTTAGTCTGGGTTGTAGCATTCTGAGGTTGTGTATTAGAGTTATTAGCTTGTAAAGAAGCAGAATAACAAGAAGGACAAAGTCCGTTAGTTAGTTGACAGGAGCATCCTTGGTTTGCTCCACATTTGGAACATGCTGCCATATTTGGTTTATTTAAAGTTTATTAAGAAATTATTACCTGAACATCCACAATTGTTTTTAATGAATCTATCTAGCATTCTATTTGCTTGAATATATAATGTGTTAGAAACATCCACTGCACAATTGTTAGATGCTGCTATAGAACCTTGTATCATAAAATAAATGGAGCTTAAATCTACCTTGGATTGGGTTTTTATGGCACTATCACATTCCATCATATCAAGCTTCATGAAAGCATTATCAAATTTCTCTTGTAGTTTCTCTACTCTCACTATTGTTTTTGTAACAAAGTTTAAATAAGAAGGATCTACAGAATAAGTTAGAGTATATTGTCCGTCAGGAAGAGAGGTTAAATCATCTCCTGGAGAACTCAGTCCTAGAATTAAGGAATTAAATACATTAAAACTATTAGGAGTAAAAGGAACGGAGACAATACCAAACCCATTAGGGATAGTAATTGTTATAGTAGGAGAAGTAATGGGAGGGCTTGTTGGATAAGTAGAAATATCAGCTATCCCTAAAGTGAGAGAGTTATATGTAGGAATTACTAATATGTCTAGTTTTAAATCTACCATTGGAATAGGTTTTAACAAAAAAAGGAGAGAAGCTTTTTAACTTCTTCTCCTTTTTTCTAGGTTATTTTGTATCTACTATTAAGGTTCTAATGTAGTAGTTGTACTAGTTGTAGGCCATACTGTTGTTGTAGTAGACGTTGTAGTTACACAAGCACTATCATCAGATACAGTACCTAAAGCAGCATTAAGAACAGTGGTGATACCAGATGTTAAAGTTGAAGGAATTGCAATAGTTACAGCTTCATCTTGTTGAACGAAAGCTCCCCATTGATAGGCTCCCTTGCTATATGCTCTGAATTTGATATAAAGAGTGTCATAATTTGTACCATCAGTTACCCATGATTCAAAATTCTCATTATAACCATTCATTCTATATAAACTCTTAAGATATGCAGCTTGATAGCTATAGAGATTCTTTTCAAGTTGTTTAATCTCATCAGAAGTACCTTTAGGATAGTCTGCACGTTGAGTCACAAGAGCTGTTGCTACAAGATTACAATTATCAACTACAATGAAATCAGCAGTTGTTGCAGGACCTGAATATACGAAAGTACGGAAATACATTCTATCATATTCATAAGGGAATGCTGCAATATCGCAAGGTTGTCCATATTTAGTAAGAGGCTTACCAGAAATACGAAGAATTGCATTAGCATCATTTCCTATACGTTGGAATTGATAAAATTGACTAAGTTTAATGTTATCAGAGTTAATACCAGGAGCAGCTTGATTCAATTTAGCAATAAAGCTATCAATCAAAGTAGGTACATCTACATTTGAGCAAGGATCTCCCCCACAATTACAGCAAGGAGCTTGAACAGTTACACTACGAGTGAAACCATTAAAATATAGAGTATCTAAGTAAGAAGAATGTGCTCTTAATGTTAAAGTGACAATGTCACCACATTTTACAGTCCATCCTGATACATCAGTTACTTGTGTTACCGCTGTGGAACATCCACTAACTTTATACCACTCGATAACATTTGATCCTTGACCAGATGTATTATTTACACCTGCAATCCTATTCGATCTTTTAGATCCCTGAAGATAGGTGTTTGTTCTACCTTGTGCAAGATAGAAATAAGGTGCTGCTGCAATGTTACCTGCGTTGGCAACAGTGTAGTCATTTCTGAAAATCCCAAATTGTCCAGCTGTTAAATCCTGGGTAGAACCAGAGCTAGGCAGAGTATTACCTACTGGAACCACAAAAAGGGTGTGTAATGAAAAATCACTCATTGTTTATTAAATTTAAATTGTTTAAGTTCTATTCGTCTGTTTTTATTCTAAACTGTGCATTTTGAGCAGCAGTTGCGTTTTCTGTGTACATTGCTAAATTCTGTACAGTTAAATCTACTAATTCATCCTCAAGATAGTTTTTAAGTTCACAGTCTTGATTTGAAGAATCACTACCGTCTAGTTTTATATATCCTTCTTTATCTATATACTTAGGATAGCGTACATAAGAGAGATATAGTTTTTTTGGTGTAAAGCTACCATCTGTAAATACAGATAATTCATCAGATGATATAATATTGAAGGTTTCTTGATATTCAAAAGAAGGAGAATAATGTGTGTTTTTTAATAATGTTGGAACATCTGCATGTTTAGCCAAATCATTATTTATATAAACTGGTCTATCTTTACACTTTCCTTTATCTGCTGTAATGTAACTATCTACATAGAACATATAAGCAGGATCTATTCCAGATAGATCACACACCCATCTATTTAGCGGACCTTCCACTTGGTTTAAATCAAGAGGATGGTCTTCATACATTTCAATGAGTTTCTCTAAATCCTCATATCGCTTTTTAAAAGCATCAAATCCTAGTCCAGAAACTGTATTTTGACCATCAAGTTTCTGTTTAATCAGCTTTATTTGAGCTTCGTTTAAAGCTAATATTTTATCTTCTAATTGTATTTGCTGATGTTCGTTACTTGATAGTTTATTTAGTTTTTGATCTATTTTATATAATAAACTATCTACGGGTATCATACATTAGCTAATTTCTTACTTTTTAGTTTTTGTTCAAGAATAATCAAATCTTCTTGATGATCTTCATCTGCAAGATATTTAACTAACTCTTCTTCATCTTTTGCCACTTCATTTTCACCTTCATAGATTTTACCAGTAGGTTTAATTCTATAAATAGAATGTGTAGTTGCTTGTTTTACTAAATCTTTTATGTGTAGAAGATTCTCCTTCATATCAGCAAATCTGGTGAAAACCTCTACAGGATTTAATCCTTGATATTTTCCAACTTTGAATTCCGTTTGTTTTAGAAGATTATCTACTAAGTTATATACAGCATCTTCTCTTGTATCTTCTGTAACAGGAAGCCCCATCACCCTAGCCACTTTCTTCTTCTTATCAGGAGACATTTGATCAAACTTAACAATAGCACTATTTATAAGTTTCTTTTTCTTGTAAGCTGTTTTGTTCTCCACTTCATCATCAACAACATAGAATTGTGTATCTGCTGGATAATCGCCTCTTTCCCATGCTTGTAAAGAAAAAGCAATTGTAGGATGTACTCTAAGCCATGAATATGTTAATTCTTGTTGTACATTTGATAAATCATATAAATTATCTACATCCATTAATTTTGCAGGTTGAACATGTAAATCACTAGGATCATTAGGATTGGATAGAGCATTATTCCAAAATTTACTCTTGGGACCTAAATCTACTCCTAGTTCTGCTTCTAATTTCTTTCTTAGATTGGTTACTCTTTCAATTTCCAATTCCTTTTCTGTAGGATCTTCAATTCTTTTGATATAACCTGCATCAGGATCTAATCCTGTTCTATAGTATCCATTGCTTTCCTTGTAAGGATATTTGAATACTCCAGTACCTGGAATACGTGTTAGTCCTTTTTGTGCTAGTCCACTTTGCATTGTTTGTGTTTGTGAACTTGTAAATTCCCTTTTAATAGGGGAGATTTTGCCGACTTTACCCATAAAATGTAGTTAGTTAATTTGGTTTATTTATTGAGCTACTTAAGGGAACGATCCTCTTATTTTTAAACTCCCACCCAATGGTAGATATTTATAAATAATGCCAACAGTGTAGCTTTTTAGAAACCCCTCCACACTCAGCATTGTGGAGGGAAGTCTCTTTAGAAAGAGGGAGGTTTTTAACTCCCTATATTATTAGAACTGAGGTATTTCTTCAATTAATACTGTACGAGATAAATCTTCGATGAATACATCACAACGATCTTTCATCCAAATTTCATATCCAGGGAATTTGTTAGCAGAACTCATTCCTTGAGATTTTGCAAATCCTAAGTGGTGACGAGTTCCATCAATATATCCCCAAGTCATAGAAGGAGCACCTTTCATACGTACTTCACGAATGTTATTCACCATAGAACCATCACTCATAGGAGATACATCAAATACCATGAATACAGGTGTTGATTTCTTATTCTGACCAAATTCAAGGTTAGATTGTGGTAAATCCAATTCTTTTAAGTGGATAAGTTCAACTCTACCAGTTTCACGAGTAACCATTGCATCGAATGCAAAGTTATATGTAATGTGTTGGCCTTCACCTTGCATATAACGATTACCGCTATCTGCCATCAGTGTTAATCCTGAGTTAAGAGCATCCGTCTTTAAAGCTTGTTGGAATACATCGAATCCAGCTTCATTAGTGTACATCTTAACCTTACGATCTTTAACATCCACCCTACGATAGAACAAATCTCCAAATACACTACGAACTAAGTTTGCAGAGAATTCTCCACGATTGTATTGTACAAGATTACCGTTATTACGCATTCTGTGGTATACACCAGCAGATACACGCTTAAGTTCTTGCTTACCACCACCTGTTTTTACAGTTCCAGGCTTAGACCAAATCATACGCTTAACTTTTAGTTCAAGCATAGATTTACGCATCCAGAACTCAATGAAAGGTTCCCACTTAACATCATTACGTGTAATAGGAAGTTGATTTCTACGTTGAGGAGCATATACAAGAATATCCAAAGGTTTTCCTGAACTATCTCTCAACATCTTATCATCAGCCCATTCTGTAATAGTGTGCTCATAACCATATGCTGAACCTAAAGATTCAAACATTGTGATTTGTTCTCCTAAACGAGGAAGACCTAGTAAATCTTGGTCAAATTCACCAATTACACCATCGATAAGTTCTAATTCAACTCCTACTTGTAGGAATACAGAACTTACGAAATCTACAGTGGGGTTGTCTGTTACTAAAGTGAAGCTATACAAATATCCATACATCCAAGGAGTGGGATCTTTTACAACATAGAAACGAGGACCATATTGACGTGAGCCAACAGATACTACAGAATTAAGAGAGAATTCGTTAGTATCCAATACTAAAGAAAATTCCTGTCCATCAATTCCAGGTTTAGTTAGAGCTGCTGTAGAAGCAGGAACATCTATAATCTTAGGGAATTTGTAAGGAACAGCTACTTGCCATTTCCAAGCATCACTATTATTATCGATGTAATAAGGAGTGCTCTTGTTAATCATGTCAAGGAAGTCATTGCTATACAATGAACTTTGTGTGTACAAGCTGATGATTTTTTTATCATAGTCAGCTGGCTCAGTAGAGTGAAAACTCTCCAAGTGATTAGAGTCTGTAAGTTTACCTACAGCACGTTTGTCCATGCTAGCTATCCTAGCGTAGGTAAAACCAGTTAGTCCTGGGATTGTTTGA